GTATCTGGAACTACTGGTAATGGTATTTACTCTTACTATGGGAGCGCTTACAGCTATGCTGCAACACCTACGACGCGACAGTGTACTCAAAGTAACGTTAACGACATGTCTAACCCATGCTTATACGTTGGAGAATGTAGCCCAGGTGGAACCAGCGCCGTTTATTGTTTAAGGACTTGTGACCAAGGTGGCGCTCAAAGTTCTCCATCTTCTTCTACTTGTTACTTATGCCCTAGTGGAACGGTAAACGGTCCAAACCCTAGTACTGGTTCTGGTTCCATTGCTTCTTGCTACGCCGAAGGCACACAGCCAGCCTACACTTACACAAACGCAACTGTAAGCTCTAAGACAACACCTAACGCTGGTACATACCCAAACTGTAACTACGGAGTTACTGTATTCTCCACAACATCTTACAACGCAAGTTCTCAGGTTATTTCTGGTGGAACTTATCCAAACTGCTGCTGCGGCTCGTCATCTAGTACCTCCACTACAACAGTTAGTGGTGGAACTTGGCCTAACTGTAACTACACAGTTTCTACAAGCTCTGCAACCAACCAAGGTGCAGCAACCATAATCACCAGTTCAGGTGGAACTTATCCAAACTGCTGTTGTGGCTCGTCATCTAGTACCTCAACAGCAGCAGCTGTAGCTGGATATCCAACCTGTGGTTGCTTAGCAAACACTGCCTCTAGAATAAATACTGGAGGCGGTGTAGCCGTTACTCCGACAGCTACCGCTACTGGAGATAGAGTTGTTACTAATGGGTCAGCAAGCGCACTTCTTGCTTCAGCTCCAACAAGACTTACAGCCGTAACTAGTGCTGCAGGTTCTTGGACAGTGTATGCTTACAACTCAAGCGGTACTCAGATTTACACCACAACAGGTTCAGGTACTCCTGCAGGAAACTATGGTATATTTTTAGGCACAAGCACACTATCCATTGGAACAGGTGTAGACAACTTCTCGGTATCGTAATAGGAGCATAATGAGCGACAAACCACGTAATGCACGTCCTTGGGATTTATTTAACAAGAACCTTGGAAGAGTTGAAACAACGATTGCAGAAGAACGCTATGAGATTTGTTCTGCTTGCCCTGAGCTAATAAAACTAACAGGTCAATGCAAAAAATGCGGGTGTTTTATGCAGCACAAGGTAAAGCTTCCAAACGCATTTTGTCCATTAGACAAATGGCAAGCAGTTTCAATTAGCTACACAGAAGACCAATCAGAAGAGGAAACAAAATAATGGAACTATACGACCCAGAGCGCCCACTTCCACCTAAGAGAGTTGCTTTTGTTCTTGACGGAGTAATCCAAGACATTCTTCACACGGATGAGCGGTTAGCTTCAATCTTGCTAAGTGAGCCATTAATGGTTGATGTATCTGATGAACCAGAGAGCGTTGTTCCTGGCACTCTGTACCCTTTTGAGCGCAACGAAGCTTAGCCCACTTTCTACTCTTCTTTAAGAGATAATCCTCGTATGCGTGGTAACAAAGTACAGGGACGTTTTAAAATTGACTTTGAAAGCAAGTCAATGGATGAGGGCATGGTTGATGACCTTCGTGACCCTGTTGGTACCACCGTATCTTGGTGGGTATGGGACCAAGCTTATTTAGATGCAAATCCAAATCTTGTAGTTGATGACATCTACGATGTCTCAAGTACCACTCCTGGAGAAGGACGTCGTTGGAAGAGCCCATTTGAACTACCAGTAATTATGGCGCAACAAATTCGGTCTTCAAACGTCATGAACGAACGAGGCTTCTACGTAACAGACACTTTGCGCCTTGTTGTATCGGTTTCTGATGTAAACATACTCATTCCAGATATGATTACAAACCCAACGACCCACATTAAAGATAGAATTGCATTCCAAGAAAAGATATTTGTTCCTACACGGGTTATGCCACGTGGACGGTATAAAGAGCGCTATTCTGTAGTCACCATTGACTGCAACCAGGTTAACGCCGAAGAGCTTGTCAATGACCCACAGTTCCAAAGCTACGCCTCACCAAGCGTTGGTTTTGGAAATGGTGTACTCGGTTATGGTGTTGGACTTTATGGTAGCTATGGATATGGAAGGTAATAACTATGCCGTTAAATAAGCCTGTTGATGGAGAGACTAACTGGGATGTAAAGCTAAATGCCGCACTTGACTACTTAGACGTACAGAAGGCACCTCTTGCATCCCCAACCTTTACTGGAAAAGTAAATCTTACCAACACAACTGCACCTACTGCCAATATGACAGGTGGAGGAATTTTGTATGTAGAAGCTGGAGCTCTGAAGTACAGAGGCTCTTCAGGAACGATTACAACGATTGGACCAGCATAATGTCAGAGTTTGAAGATGACATCCTTGACGATGTTGACTTTGAAAATTTTGAGCCTGAGCTAGATGAAGACCTGTTTGATGAGGACTTTGATTTTGAAGACGACGAGGAAGAGGAAGACGAATGAAACCAGAATGTAAATGTGGCAACTGTGGCTGCGGCAAAAAAGACCCAAGCTAAGGTTGAAAAGCCAGTAACTCTGGCTATCAAGGTCCCAGGCAAGCCTGCACGGGAAACGCATAAGATTTCTAAGAACAAAAAAGGTGAGGTCATTGTTGACCATACCAACCGTGACAAAGGCACTTACGACAAGATTAACCTGACAAAGAAGGCTGGCGCTAAGACAATTAAGCAAGGCGTTAAAGCAACTAAAGATTGGCATAAGACAAATGGCTAAAGGACCTTGTTGGGATGGCTATGTTCAAGTAGGCATGAAAATGAAAAATGGCAAGAAAGTTCCAAACTGCGTACCTGAAGGCTCTGGTAAGAAGAAGGTCGCAAAACCTACTACAAAGAAAGCTGGTAAAAAATAATGTGTGCAGCATGTGGATGTGGAAAGAAAAAGGGCGAGCCAGGTTTTGGCAAGGGCCCAAAGAAGACTGCTAAGAAAACGGCTCTAAAAGGTAAACAAAAGAAGCTTGATGCAGACAAAGACGGCAAGCTAGAAGGCTCTGACTTTGCTGCCCTACGAAAGAAGAAGAAGTAATGTGCGCCACCTGTGGCTGTATGAGGCCAAAAGACAAGCACGGAATGAAGACCCTTGCTGCAGCAAACAAGAAGTTTGATAAAAAGCCCAAGGAAAAAAAAGAAAAGTCAAAGGCAAAAAAGAAGTAAGTAGTTAGGCCCCGAAAGGGGCCTTTCTTCTTTATCATAGGTTTATCAGTAACCCGCTGCGGGCCTGTGCAGTCCCAACTGCTTGCGTTGTATAAGGGGTTTATCCATGCTGCTTTGCCTTACCAAAAAAAAGGTACACAATGGCTGACACCCACGCTCATACATCGCTAGATAAGAGCAGTCACGAAACTGCTAAGTATCTCTCCTCACACCTCCGTAATGAAGCTACCGCAGCTGGCTGGCCTGACCATATCGTTAAGGGTATGAAGGTCCATTACCACGAGGGTGAATTTAAAATTTCCGCTAATAAAAAGCACACCAAGCAGATTAATGACTTGGAATACGGAACTCAAGATAGCCGTCCTACAGCAGCTATGCGACGTTTTTCTAACAATACCTCTGAAGCTGAAGAGTTCCTTGTAGGTAGAATGCTGAAGCACATGGGAGGCGAGCTATGACCTTCCTTATCTCTGAGGATGAGGCTTTGCGCAATCTTCTTTTAGGTATGACCGTTGTTGACCAAAAAGCAAACAATGACAATACCTCCCGCAGTGTAAAAGTTTATTTTGGGCAACCTGACCAAGAAATCCGTGAGCAGTCATACCCGTACATCACAATTGACATGATTGACATTGCAGAAGACCCTGCACGTGCTCATCGTGGACTAGTAAAACCAGAATACTTGCCAAACCCAACTAGTTCTCCTTCAGGAACTGGAACGTACAGTGCAAGCACGAACGACTGGTACATCAACTACCCTATTCCAGTAAACATTGATTACCAAGTAACTACGTACTCACGTCAACCACGTCATGACCGTCAAATTTTGGCGCAAATGTTGACTAATAAGATTCCAATGCGGTTCGCTGTATTGGAACCAAATGACGGAACAGTTCGTCGTTTGGACCTTTTGGATGTCTCAAAACGGGATGTCACAGAGCAAGGAAAGCGTTTATTTATGAATGCTTTTACAGTGAGAGTCTCGTCCGAGATAACCTCACAAACCTATACACAAGTGTACAAAACGTTGCAAATTATTGGTACTGGCACAATGGGTGACTTTGTTCAAGGACAAACTTCATACCCATTTACTGCCGTTGATTCATGGACTAATCCGTAACAACATGGAACCCCTACCCAACTAGTTAGGAGAAAACAATGGCTTATAGCCGTCCAGGTGTTTACATTAGTGAGCGCCTACTACCCGCACCAATTGGGGCTGGAGCTGCAGCTAACGCTGCAGGTGCAATCGCTGCACCATTTGCTCAAGGTCCAGAAACCGTAACTCTTGTTAACTCTTGGTATGAATTTACCAAGTATTTCGGAGGATACAACGCTGCATATCCATCTTCTTTTGGAGTTGCTCAATTCTTTGCTAATGGTGGTCGTGAGTTATACGTAAAGCGTATTCTTGCATCAAACGCCTCTAGTGCTGCCGTAACAGTATCTACTGCTGGTTCAGTAGCTGTATTTACTGCTACAGCTAAGAACCGTGGTTCAGATGGAACTAACCTTCGTATAGAAATTTCCGCTGGAACTGTTTCTGGTACTTACACATTAACTCTTACCAAGGAAACTGTTGCAGGAACAAGTTCAAACACTGCAAACGATTACCTACTTGAGCGTTATGAAAATATTGTCTTTGACCCAACATTTTCAACTAGCTCAGATTACGCAAACACTGTAATTAATACTACTTCTGGGTACATCACTATCAGCAACAATGCTGCGGGTGTTCCTGCTTCAGGAGTTTACCCACTTACCGTCAGTGGTTCACCAGTCAACGGTGGAGATGGAGCAACTGTTGCTGCAACTGATTACACATCTTATGCTGCAACATCAACCTCTGTTTGGAACGAGTTCAACTCTGTAAATCGTCCTCTCGTTATCTTTACTCCAAACATCTATGCTGTAGTACCAACATCTACTGCAACCGTTACAGCAGCAGCCTCAGCCTGGGCTGAAGCTAACAATGGTTTCTACGTTGCAGAAACAGCTGCTGGATTAACTGTGGATGCTGCAATTGCTGCAGCTCAGGCACTCAGTGGTAGAAGTTCAACTGCTATGTACTACCCACACGCTTACATTTCAGACCCAGTTGGTCGTGGAAACGGCGCACTTCGTCTGGTAGGTCCTTCCGGAGCAATTGTAGGAAAGTACCTTTCAACAGATGCAAGCATTGGTGTGTTTAAAGCACCTGCTGGTCTACGAAGCCCAGTTGCGGGAATGGTTGCTCTAGAGCGAGTATTCACAACAGCTGAACTAGACAGACTGAACGTTGGTTTGCCAACAGCAAATACAGGTTCAGTTGCACCAGTAAACCCTCTTCGCCAGATTCCTGGCGCAGGAATTGTAGTTATGGGTGCTCGCACTCTTCTACAAGATGGGACTGCAAACCGCTACATCAACATGCGTCGTTCTTTGATTTACATCAAGGCACGTCTAAAGGCTCTTACTGAGTTTGCAATCTTTGAAAACAACGATGAGCGCCTATGGGCACAAATTAATGGTGTGATTGATTCATTCCTTAACGAGTACCGCAATCAAGGAGGTCTTCGTGGAGGACCTACACAAGCATACTTCATCAAGTGCGATGCAGAAAACAACCCTGCAAACCTAATCGCTCAAGGTGAAGTCCACATTGAAGTTGGCGTTGCGCTGCAGTACCCTGCAGAATTCATCGTCATTGACCTCAGCCAAAAAACGCTGAACTAACCAAGGAGATAATAAATTATGGCTACCATAGTTAACAATCGCTCAAGCCTATTGACAGACCCAATCCGTAACTTTAGGTTTTTGGTTACGTTCAAGCAACAGACTGGCGCAAGCCCAGCGACTAAAGCGTTGGCTGAAGCAACAGCTGTTATGGGTTTTACATCCGTATCAGGAATGGCTGTAACAACAGACTCTATTCCTTACCGTGAAGGTGGGTACAACACCACTGTTCACCAAATTCCAGGACAAACAACCTTTGCTCCTATCACTCTACAACGTGGAATGATTCTTGGAACTGCTAAAAACTGGGGTTGGATGCGAGAAATGTTTGCCACAGTTCAAGGTGGTACAGGCTCACGTGGAGTTAATGAAAACTTCCGTTGCGACCTAGAGATTGAAGTTTTGTCTCACCCAATCCCAGGCGTTGGAACAGAAGGTGCTGGAGACAACACACCTCCAACAGACCACGTAGCTATGCGCTTTAGAGTGTATAACTGCTGGCCTACATCAATTGCTTACTCAGACCTAAATGCAGGAGATAACGCTCTGTTCGTGGAACAGATGACACTCGTACACGAAGGTTTTGACGTGAACTTTGCAACAACACTTACAGCAAGTGCAGCAACCGAGTTTGGTGCTGCTGGAACCAA